ATTTGTTGTTCAGGATGCGGAGAGTTTTGTTTTCGCTGCTAAACCTGTTAACGCAGCGGTCTATGTAGAAACTACTACAGACTAACGTCTACTGTGACGATACTTTCGAAAGCCGTATCCCAGAGCGCTCGTGGTATTTTCGGTGCGAGCCCTGGTGGTTTGTATAGAGTCCCCTTGCCATGTGCATTAACGCGCCGGAATCCAAGGATCCCGTCGCACACAGCAATGTAGCAATCAACCAAATCTTGTTCCCATATCCCATACACGGAGTGCAGGAAAGAACCAAGCATGTTGGACTCAATTGTCTTCGCTTCAATCGTCATCATCTTCAATTCATCTGCAGTATATTTGTACGCCATAGCTTGATTTCTCATGTCGAGGAAAGGTGTGGCCGATACTTGTTCTGCTGTTTCCAATAGGAGTGTACGTAAAGAGGCGATGTGTCGATGTTCATAGGCCGCACTCAATAGCTTGCCGCCCATGTAATCCTCATCAGATACATGCCGATTTTGATTGGCACGCACTGGTAATTTGCTCACAACTCGCCCAAATGAGGGTACGGGGTAGGTTCTGTCGACACTGGGCACAAATCGCTTGCGAAGGAACGTCGCTTGCTCTCTGTTCTGCACGATCTTTGTTTCGCTCTTCATGCCCATGCTTGCCGACACAGTGTCGAAAGACTTAACGATGTCTGTTCGATCTTGCACTGTGTACGTCAGATTATCATCCCCGTAAATCAAAATGGTACTTTCGGTGATTTGAGCTTGCTCCAAGCTGGCAAGTGAAATGCATGCATTGACGTACCCGTTGCCGGTGGTAGTAGTAACCTCACCAGACCAACGTTGTCCTTTCACTAATCCTTTGAGCCCATACCTTGTGAAAATCCGCACACTGGTATTGGCAGCAAACTCCCGAACGAACCACTTCGGTGCGCCAAGTTTGTAATAAAACATGGCTTCCCACTTACGAACACCAGCGGGCATCGACCCGTCGTTGTTCTTCATATCGTTCTCAAACGC